TAATTATGAAGGAGAAAAACCTTTGTATTGTAGTATTCATCGTTTAGAAGGAATGGTTGATGTTATTAGTAAAATGTGTAAAAATGATGAATGTAAAACAAGACCACATTTTAATTATGAAGGAGAAAAACCTTTGTATTGTAGTATTCATCGTTTAGAAGGAATGGTTAATGTTAGTAGTAAAACTTGTGAATATGAAAATTGTAAAACTCAACCCACCTATAATTATGAAGGTCAAACTATAGGTAGATTTTGTTCAGTTCATAAATTGCAAGATATGATTAACGTAAAATGTAATACTTGTGAATATGAAAAATGTAAAATACAACCAAGTTATAATTTTCAAGGGAAAATAAAAGCAAGATTTTGTTCAGTTCATAAATTAGAAAATATGATAAACATAAAAGACAAAACGTGTGACAATGAAAATTGTAATAAAATCCCAAATTATAATTTTCAAGGAAAGTCGCCTTTATTTTGTGTAAGTCATAAACAACATGACATGATAAATGTTAGAAATAAAACAACATGTGTATATGAAAATTGCATTATACGACCCACATTTAATTATGAAGGAGAATCAAAAGCACTATTTTGTGCTACTCATAAACAACCCACTATGATTGATATAAAGAATAGAAAATGTGAAAATGACTATTGTAATAAAATTCCAAGTTTTAATTTTAAAGATGAAAAAAAAGGCAAATATTGTAATCTACATAAACTTGAAAATATGGTCAATGTTAGAAACAAAACATGTATAAATGATTGGTGTTCAACTTTTCCTAAAAACAACAAATACGATGGATATTGTTTGTTTTGTTATATCCATTTGTTTCCAGACAAACCCTTATCACGCAATTACAAAACCAAAGAATTTGCAGTCGTAGAATTTGTAACCTCTGCTTTTCCTGAATTGTCTTGGATAGCCGATAAAAAAATACAAGATGGATGTTCCAAACGTAGACCCGATTTATTGTTAGATTTGGGTTATCAAGTCATTATTGTAGAAGTCGACGAAAATCAGCATATTGATTATGATTGTTCTTGTGAAAACAAGCGTATTATGGAGCTTTCACAAGATGTTGGTCATCGTCCCATTGTGTTTATTCGTTTCAATCCTGATGATTATATGGATAAAGACATGAATATCACTTCCTGTTGGGGAACCAATCAAAAGGGAATATGTATTGTTAAAAAATCGAAAAGAAAGGAATGGAATGATAGATTACAAGCCTTGCAAAATCAAATTATTTATTGGACAAACACTGAAAACAAAACCAATAAAACGATTGAAATCATACAATTGTTTTATGGTGATTGATTAAATGTATAATACACCCTTTTTATTTTTCCCTACTTAAACTCAAAAATGTTTGAAATAATCAAATACATATACAAGCAAAAGAAACAGATACAAACTCAACACAATATTACTATATTGTGTCAATTGAAATTTCCATTTTTTCCATAATGGATTCGATTCCGCAATATAGTATCTACCTTTTTCACCACATTTGGTTTCATCCAATCGACATATATCTGTATATCGATAATCAATTTCACCTGTAATAATATCTTTTTTACCGAATTTATTACAACGACTAAATTTATCTTCATACTTATCACTTGTTGGTTCATAAAATTTACAAGATGTGCATGACGGGTATTCTAATTTTTCGATAAAGACATCCTTTTCCATAATCTTGTTTATTTTAGGTAAATGTTTTGGTAAAGAGGTAGATTTTCCAAAAAAATGCAATAACAACAAACCATTCAATATTCCAATAAAAATCATGTGTATATCAGTATACTCTAATTATATGAAATTGTATTTATATTGTTTTTAACATTATTTTTATAAATATAATTATCAATGACTGCATAATGACTACATATTTTGTCTTACTCAAATAGTTGCAATATATTCCCAATCTTTTTCAAGACAAATCTTTTTCCAAATGGCATCTTGTTCAATCAATTTGTCTCGGTCTTTCAACATGGGTATTTCTGCCAGATATTGTGTCTCTCCAATCAATTCGAACAATTTAAATAAAACATAATAATAATGTAAAAAATTGACTCGATAATCGGGACAATATTTCGCATAAGGATATTGTATCTCCATGAAAAAATTACACAATATTTCTTCCAATTCTTGCGAAATCGTAGGAGGTTTGATACCCAATTTGTTTTTGATAAAATTAATATGCTCATAGTATTTGTTATACGAAAGTTTCTTCAAAAGTGCTTTGGTTGTATAATAATTGAGAGAACTCATGTCGATTCTCTCTTTTTTGATTTGTAATTTCAAATTTTCAATCACTTCATCCGGTATTTGTGTGGTTTCTTTTCCTTGAAATTGAGCCAAGATTTCTTTGAAATGATTGATTTTCTTGTATGCATAAAAACAAACTTCTTTGGGTGGTTCTTTGTAGGAAGGTTTTTCGTTTTCAATTAAATATTGGAAATTTTTGGAACAATGATTGCATATTAAAAATCCTTCTTCTTCTACTGCAATCAATTCACCCTTGTAACAAGATTGACAAATATCCACAGGAGTCAGAAAAGATTGAATATCCAAATAAGATTCATCAATATTACTCAAATATTTTTGGAAAATATTATTGTTGTTTTCTATTTCTTTTGTAGGATCTTTGTTGATTTTGAAAAAGGCATCTACTAATTTTGTTTTATTGGTAGTTATTCCATTTACTGATCCTGATGCAGTTGGATGGAGAGAAGAAATGTTTTTCTTGTTTTCAAAATAATCAAATATATATTTTGAATTGTCTAAAAAGTATTCCTTCTTTTTTTGAATCAATGCTTTGATGGATTGATTAATAGTTTCTATCTTGTCTTCACATTCTATCCTTTGTTCTATATTTTCTGCTTGGGTCATTTTTTCTTTCCATTCTTTTCTCTCTGCTTTTAGTTTAGGTATTTTATCTATCTCATCTCGTTTAAACTCATTGATAAAATCACGATGTGTCCCATCCAATGTAATGGAACTCTTTTTGTTTATTTTTGGAACCTTTGTATTTTTTTGTTTGAAAATAGGCATATATAATCATTCATTCTTTTTTTTATATATTAATAATTGTAAAATACTTTTACATTTTTGAATTAGACGTTAAAATACATTGAAAACTTTCACCATATATTTTAAGTTTAAGGAAAAATGGAAAATGGAGAGAATATGAAATTGCGTAAAATGCTTTTTATATGTAACGCATTGAACAATGGCTGGTCCATTAAAAAAAGAAAAGATTCCTATATTTTTACCAAAAACCACGAAGGAAAAAAAGAGGTATTTTTAGATTCATTCTTGCAAAATTTTATCATGAAAAATATGACTTTGGAAAATTTAGACAAATCTGCCGTTTAGAAATGATTGAATTGAAAAAAATATTGGTATATATTATAAAATGAGTTCTAGATATGCATCATCTGATTTAGGTTATGGACAAAGTCAAGGAACCTATGGACAGCAAAGTATGTATGGACAACAACCTTATGGAAAGCGCACATCATTATGGTCATTGGGCGGCAAATTAGGTAAATCAAGAAAAATGGGTAAAAAAGGAGGAAAAAAGGCTAAAAAAATGGGAGGGAAAACAAGAAAAAGTAAAAAAAGTAAAAAAATGTAAGTTCAAATATAATTATAATATAATAAAAATAATAAAGAGTTTTTTTATATTATACAAAATGTATAAAAATAAGACAATTCTTCAAATTGGTTCTCATATAGGAAACTCATTAAATGACCCCATTTTTAAAGACATAGATGAAACCACCAAAATAATTTTAGTTGAACCTGTTCCGCATTTATTTGACCAATTAAAAATCAATTACAAAAAAAAATTAACCAATTTGAAAAATGTTACTTTTATCAAGAAAGCAGTGAGTAATTTTGTGGGTGAAGTTGAATTGTCTATACCTTCTGAAAGAAATGATTTTTCTAGATTGCCTTTTTGGGCTTCACAGCTTGCTTCTATTGATCCAACTCATATTGATAAAGCTATCAATCATTTGATCATTGATAAAATAAAAGTGAAAACTACAACAATTGATGAAATCATAAAAGAAAACAATATTACCGATATTGATTTATTACATACAGATACAGAAGGTCACGATTACACTATTTTAATGAATTATAGTTTTACTATTAAACCTCAAAAAATATTATTTGAACATTGTCACATGGATGGTTTTTTAACAATAGGAGATAAATATATTGAATTAACAAATAAATTATTGTCATTAGGATACAAAAAAAAATATCAAGATACTGAAGATACCATGTTTGAATTATAATTCGTTGATCTGAAATTTTTTTTATGATAATGATGAGGATGATAAGGATAAGCATATTGATATTTTTATTTTTATACATATTGTATGTAATATTCCAATATACATAATAAAAAAATTGAAATAAACTTAAAACGTTATAAAAAAATACATGAGTAAAGAATACAAGTGCGAACATGGAATTCGAAAATATTATTGTATAGAATGTGGAGGAAATGGAATTTGTGAACATGGAAAAAGAAAAAGTCAATGTATAGATTGTAAAGGAGGAAGTGTATGTGAGCATTTACGACAAAAATCTATTTGTAGAGATTGTAATGGTAGTCAATTTTGTATTCATGAAAAACTTAAAAGAAGATGTCATGAATGTAATGGCTCTTCTTTTTGTTTGCATGAAAAACGAAAAGATAATTGTATTATTTGTTGTCCTTCAACCTTTTGTATTCATAAAAAAAGAAAAAATAGATGTTTAATATGTGGTGGAAGTCAAATATGTATTCATGAAAAACTTAAAGAAAAATGTTTTGAATGTGGAGGTTCAATATATTGTATCCATAAAAAAAGAAAAACACGTTGTAAAAAATGTGATGGAAGGGAACTATGTAAAACATATTTATGTGAATACATAGTAACAAATAAATATGATGGTTATTGTAGTCGTTGTTTTCTATATACATTTCCAGAAAAACCTATTTCAAGAAATTATAGAACGAAAGAATTTTCTGTAGTAACTTTTATAAAAACTTATTTTACAAATTTTACATGGAGAGAAAATAAGAAAATAGAAGATGGATGTTCTTTATATAGACCTGATTTATTTTTAGATATGGGTTCTCAAATTATAATAATAGAAATTGATGAAAATCAACATAGAAATGAAGAATATTCATGTGAAAACAAAAGAATAATGACTTTATCTCAAGATGTTGGACATAGACCTATTGTATTTATACGTTTTAATCCTGATAGCTATTGTAATGAAAAAGGTGAAAAAATAAAATCATGTTGGGGTATTACCAAAAAAACAGGAATTTGTAAAATAATCAACATAAATGAATGGAATATGAGGTTAGAAAAATTAAAAGAAAATATAGAATATTGGATACAAAATAATACTACAAAAACAATAGAATTAGTATATTTATATTACAATGAGAATGAGAATGAGGCTGATGATGATGAGCATACTGATGGTAAAATATAATAATTCATAATTAATTATGGTATGATAATGGTGTAAAATGTTAAATTAATAAATTGATGACATTCATTAATTTAATTACGTTGTTTAGCAAATTTTTTTTCTTTTGTAATAGTATAAAATAACGACATAGAGAACCCCCCGTGTCTAACAGTTGAATGCCATACTAGATATTTGCTTCCTAGTATGGGTAAACATTGTAAAGCAAATATGTGGTTATCATAAAAATACCACATTATATAATCAGCTAGTCTCTTTCAAATTGACAAAGAAAGAGGCAACATTTCTAAATTGCAGGAACATCCTGAGAGCCTTTTCTACTACTTCTCTCTCCGAAAGCAGAAAGAATACTTGGGGTAATGACCTAAAGCATAGTGACAACGAAAAGGATTGGACAATCTGCAGCCAAGCTTCTACATGCGATAATGCAAGCATACGAAGAAGGTTCAGAGACTATAATGGAATGGGTTTGAGAGAACTAGCCATTCTCAATGATGACTTGATGAATAGTCCATATTACTCATTAATGTGAGTAATTTTCAAATACTAGTTACAAAGCATATATGGTAACAAAAAATAAAAGTATTTGAATTTTTTAGGGGCGGTGGTCTGATGCAATTAGTAGCTTACGGAGCGCAAGACGTTTACCTTAAAATCCTGTAGGGTAGAAAAACATCAGGGAATATCAAAAAAATAAGATATTCATAAAACCTTTTGTGGATGCTTTTTTCTTTCTTTAAAAAACAAATAGAGAGAAACATTGTACCACTGATGTTAATCAGGGAAATTATTATTAATTTGAAAAACCCTGGTAAGAAAATCAAATTGCTTGAAACCCCTAAAACTTATTCTACTAAACAATATTTGTGAAAATGTTGCGGCCAAGAGAAAAAACTTGGGTATAGTAAAAATGAATAAGATGAGTATATCAACAAGATATATGAAATGGGCAATGAGCATCCAAGCTTCTTTAAAATATAACAAAAATGATTTACAAATATAGTATTATATAAATACAAACATATGGAAAATACGATAGTAGAAAGAAAATGTGATAAATGTGAAATGTGTAAAACCATGGACAAATATAGAAAATATACCGATAGAGAAAACCATTATTCAAAAACATGTAAAAAATGTTTGAATGAAATAGATAAAACAAGAAAAAAGAATCTAAGACAAAAAAAAATGGAAACGTTTGTGGTGAAATGCGAAAAATGCAATGGGGAAAAACCATTGAAAGATTTTGCCAAACTGAAAAAGTTTTATAAAAAAAAAATTTGTCTTTCTTGTTATCCTCGATTTCTTACTGAACAAAAAAATGAATGGTGTAGAAATGAAAGTAAAACCAATATGAATTATAGGTTGAAAAAATCATTAGCCGCTCGTTTACGAAATGTAATGGATAAAAAAGATTGCACTATGGATTATATCGGTTGTAATATTCAATATTTGAGAGAATGGTTTCAATATAATTTTACCACAGAAATGACTTGGGATAATTATGGTTCCTATTGGTCAATTGATCACATTATTCCAGTTTGTAAATTTGATTTAACTATTGAAGGTGAAAAATTAAAATGTTGGAATTGGACAAATTTAATGCCGGTTTTACGGGGGAGTGCCCCCGTCAACCCCCCTATTGATAATTTTTTTTCAACCGAGAAAAAAAAGGAGGGGGTTGTAGGGGGAACCTTGATTCCCATACATTCATCCAAAAAAGAAATAGATATGAATCAAGTGAATAATATTATTGAAAAAATAGAAAAATTTAAAGAAGAAGGTTCAACGACTAAATGGTTTTCGAGAGAATTCATGTTAAATATAGAACTAGTAAATCAAAAAATGAATTTTCTTTAAGATATAGTCTACTCCTTATCGAAAGATAAGGTAGAGGAAATGTACAGGAAATCCTCAGATCACTTTTTGGAAAGTGACCTACAGACGCTACACCAACTTTTCGATGGAATCTATCGAACAAACTTTCAACGGCCAAGCTGATTTCGGTCGTCGTGTTACATGCATCATCAGTAGAAATGGTGATTTGGCTTACCGCACCTATCTTCAGGTCACTCTTCCTGAAATAAATCAATACATGGGCAACTCCGCTCAAGTCAGTGCCGACAAACAAGCAGTCTATGCTCGTTGGTTAGATTTCCCTGGCGAACAATTGATTGCTCAAGTTGAAGTTGAAATTGGAGGTCAACGCATTGATCGCCAATATGGTGACTGGATGCATATCTGGAACCAACTTACCATGACCTCTGAACAACAACGTGGATACTTCAAGATGGTTGGAAATACCACCCAACTTACCTTCATCACCGATCCTTCGTTCGCCAACGTCGATGGTCCTTGTGATTCCATCGCTCCTCGTCAAGTGTGCGCTCCTCGTAACGCACTTCCAGAAACCACCCTTTATGTTCCATTCCAATTTTGGTATTGCTCAAACCCCGGACTTGCATTACCATTAATCGCCTTAACATCTGCAGGGCAGAAAAGCACTCATCCTAAAAGATCTGAGAACTCTTTTAGGGAAAATATGTTCGGGGCTCAGAATGATTTTTTAAATCATCCCCAGGTGCTAGTTGCTTGTTGTTGACTAGAACAACAGGCAGCGACATTTTCAAATTGCGGGAAACTCCCAAAGCTGAAAAATAAGATTGAAAATATATTAAAGATAAAACGATTTATACAATATATGACAAGTAAAATTTGTAGTCAGTGTAAAGTAGAAAAAGATTTAAATGGATATTATAAAAATAAATCCAAATCTTTAGGTATTTCTAATGAATGTAAAGAATGCACTAAAATTAAAAGAAAAACACCTCAAGCAAAAGCTGTAAGACAACTAAGAAGAAATTTACCCGAAGTAAAAGAAAAGGAAAATCAAAAATATAAAGAATATTATTGTCGTCCAGAAATCAAAGAAAGATATGCCAATTATCGTAATACAAATGAAGTGAAAGAAAGAATGAAAAATTGGTCTAAAAAAGAAGAAGTAAAAATAAAAATAAA